AATACTAAGCCCCGCCCCAGCTCAGCACGGGATCAARTGACGTCACTTGATATTATTTATACAAAGCCTAACTCATTATTTATCATAATTATTTTCTCCATGCCGCTTCGCGGAAGTATTATTCATAAATTATATTCTTGAGTGTGAGCGATATAGAGAGAGAGATAGTTGTAATAAATACTGAACACCATGTATCTTCATCATTAACATTTATTAAACTCAATAATTACAACAATACAATAACACCACATAACATTAATAAAATATATATTTTATTAATTCTCAATGCAATACAATATAATCTTAATTTTACAACATAATAATCCTATTAACTAAACCCAGATGCAGTATTGTTGTTTAGAACACCATTATCAGCTTGAGCTGGTCTTCTTGAAGCCCATCTTCTTTCTCTTTCTGGACCAGTCTCTTCATAAGGTGTTCTTGTGATAGTAGCAGCTAATCTCCTCTTCATGATTGAAGAAGAATTCAACCATGCATCTAATGTTCTCTTAACGAACCCAGGAATATAACAAGCTAACATTATACAAACCCATATGGCACAAATACAAACTAATATTAAACATACGATACCTATAATCTTCAATACTTGATAACTGGTCGTCTTTCCTCCTCCATCATCCGGATAATAACTTCCATCATAACCTTGAGCAACATCGCCCATTAAAAATGATTTTAATGTAGTATTGAAAACAGAAACGCCAATCGAAACATCGTCGAGGACGATGCTTATATAGGCAGAGAGATGCTTTCCTTCGCCTCGAAGGAAAGAGAATTAGTGGCGTGCAAAAGAAGACGCGTTACAGCTGTATCCAACCTTTACTTAAAGTAAAGTAAAGGCATACTAGTGGGGACCATTATGTCTCACGCGTACTCCGCACGCTTATTAGTTTCTTCTTTCATTTAACATTTAATCTCATCCATCCACGTGTCTATTCCATCTAACGGTCATTGTTTCGTCCGTATGACTCCTCTGAACCCGGGGCGGGGGT